AATGGCCTACGAAATAATCTTGCCAACGCATAAATATTTCGCGCTCACGCATGTCACGCGAGAGAATAACAGTCATAGAAACTGGTTGTTGTGTGAATCTATAAGGCATCGCACGAGTAGGACCATGATAATTCTGGTCTAACGTAGTTAGAGTTCTTCCTGGTAAATTAAGTGATTCTATACGAAAACGCAAACCCTGATCTAAACCAAAATACGAAAGCACATTACCACCAGATGCTTTGCTAGAATAAGAACCAGGACCACCGATAATCATCGCTTCAAAATGCGAAGTACTCGCGACACCTGATTTAGCAATAGCCGAATTGAATTGTGTGATGTTGAAAGGCATGTTTAAATCCTGCTGCGACTATCGCGATAAATGCGTTGTTTGGTTGAGCCAACAAATCTATCAAGAGGCAGAAACAAAGCCATTTCCCATTCTGTAGGCTCTATGTAGAAAAACTTACTGCGCGTCTGTGAAATTAGATATCGCTTGATGCATGGTTTGAAGAAACGATATTGAGTAGCCTGAGCTAGAATATTGTAAGATATCCTGAGTCTGGTTGTTTCGTCAATTTCTTTTGTAGACGCAACTTTATAAAGTGCATCCATTAATCTGGCACGAAGAACCGGCGGTAAATAGTGTAGATTGAGTCCGAGGAATGACCCTCCGCTCGCAGCAAATCCGTTAGTTCTGTTAGAACCAATAGGGATGACCAAAGGAAATCTGTCATAATATGGGAGCTTATCCTTAGTTTTTGGGTCGTACTGAAATAGATACATACGACCAATCAGAGGTTTATCAGTCATCCTAGCAGCATTACTGCGTATCATACGAGTAGGATTTGCGGTTGTTACGGCCTTAGCTTGCGCACGAAACCAATCACGGCTATTTTTTTTAATAGAAGGATTAACGCCCGCCTTAGCTCCGCGTTTAACGATTGTGTCAAATATGTAAGCAACCATTAAAGCCCTAATTCCTTTTCTGTAAGCACAACAAATTGCCATTTGCGGTCTTCGCAATAGTCTTTAGCTGCGTGCCACTTAGCACTATTTATTCCGAAAGTTGCTACTTCCTGTAGATATCTTTTGGTTGGTTTAGAACCTTTATTCTTAGGAGTAGGCGGAACAGACTGCGCGCGAGGTTTAATTTCAATCATCTTGACAGTTATATTTCCCTCGCGATCGCGCATACGAACGAGAAAATCTGGGAAATAACGATGCCATTTTCCGTCTATCGGAGACTTATACGGGATAGCCAATTCTTCTGACGCCCACTGAATAATGTTTGAGTTCTCGTCGAGATATTTCATAAAGCGAAGCTCCCATGACGATCGGTATACGATTTTCGTGGGATCACCTTTATACTTCTCTGGATTTTTGGGAACGAATCTTCCTTTGTAAGTAGCCATACTCATATGTATACGATATAAATATAAAAAAGAAAGGAAATCTAATGGGTGTTTTATCTAGTTTAGCGCAATTAGCTCTTTCTAGAGGAGGAACTATAGCGGTTGCTGCTGGTGTTGCTGCTTTAGGTGTAGGAGGTTTGACATTAGCAACATTAGCGAACGGAGGATTAAAACCCGACAAATTTTCCGGTACCAATTCAACATTTCCTGACGATTTGGCTAATTTAGACCATTGGATGTCCTTCACTGCTGTGCAAACTAATGGTTTGGGAGCAGATGTTCTTAAGAAATATACAGGAATAGAAATAGGCAGCAATTTTAAAACTCCTGGAGGTTCCGCAGTTCTTCCTATTCCTTCTAATTTATCTACAGACTATAAATTACAATATTCAGATTCTGACATGAGCGCTGCTGCTGCACAAACTTTAAAAATGGGTGACAGAGCACTTTACGGAAATCAAGGCGATATGAACACCGCAGCTGCTGCTGGTGGCGCCATGCTGGGTGTTGCTGCACAAGCTGCTATTGCGGGTACTGGAGCAGGCGGTGTTGCTACGGCTTTAGGGTTGAATGCAGACGCAGGCGCAGCTGCTCTGAAAGTTGGTGCTGGAATTGCATTAAACCCAAATAAGATCGTTTTGTTTACAGGTGTTCCATTTAGAGAACACACATTTAGTTGGAAATTATCTCCCAAAAATCGAAATGAATCTGATACAATAAACAGTATGATTAGAATGTTTAGATATTATTCTCATCCAGAATATGTTGCTGGAGGATTGTTTTTTAAATATCCAGAATTTTTTCAAATTCGTTTCAATTATCCCGAATATTTGTTTGACCTTAGACCATCAGTTTGTACAGACGTCAAAGTGAATTATCATTCTCAGGGATATGCTGGTTATGTTCGCGATAAGAATGGAGGTGGAATACCTGCTCCTGTAGAAATTGAATTGAGCTTATCATTTAAAGAAACCGAAATTATTACTAAGAATTCTCTAGATTCAGGTTTCAACTAATGTTTTATTTTAGACCATTTCCCACAATAAAATATCGTTTACCTAATACTACAGTTTATGTTAATGCGACAAACATAACAAAACGATTTGCGGTGCATAATTTTCTCAACAACGCAAAAGTTAGCTATGATCAGTATTTACTACAAGACGGAGACAGACCAGATACTGTAGCATATCAATATTATCAAGACCAAACATTAGATTGGCTTGTTTTGTTAGTAAACGAAATTCATGACCCATATTTTCAATGGCCTCGCACATACGAGCAGTTCAATTCTTATCTAAGAGACAAATATGGTAGCGTAGAATATACAATGCGAACTAATCATCATTACGAACAAATAATAAGATTAGATAATGTGATTAATGATGAAGGTACTCAGCGAATAATAAAAGAAAAAACTCTTGTTGTAGATTACGATACATATGTTACGCTAATAGATTCGCAAAGAAAATCTATTTCTATATTTGAACACGAATATAACATAAATGAAAATAATAAAAATATATACTTATTAGACCTCAATTATACTATGGTCATAAAAGAGCAACATCCATATATTTTCGATGAAGGCGTGTACACTCGATGAGCAATGTAGGTGGTGGTAGCTTAACTCAAGTTACAGTTAATGGTCAAGAAATAAAAAGTATCGTTACTGCTATTGACTATTTCGAAAGCATATATTCTCCTTGCGCTTCGTGTAACATAACTGTTAGCGATTCTAGCGGATTCAATCAGAAAGCCAATTTGAAAGGCGGAGAAGACGTATCTATATCTTTCGGTAATCGCGAAGGTGGGACAATACGAATGAATTTCGTGGTTGCGATGCAAGGCAATAGAACACGAGCTAAAAATAGCCAAGACATGTTCAATATAAATTGCGTTCCTCAAGAGTTTCTTAATCAAAATCAAAAAGAAATCGTCAAAGCATATAAGGGCAAAAAAGTGTCCGATATGGTTAAAGATTGGCATGAAGAATACACCAAAGAAACTAAGACTCTGAAAAAAGATTTAGCAACTAACGAAGAAACTGAAGACAAGCAAAGCTATCACGGTACGGGAAGATCGCCAATTACTGCTATTCGTTGGGCTGCTAAAGAAGGCAAATCTTCCGAAGCAAAAGCATCAAACTATTTGTTCTATCAAGATAGAGATGGTTATCATTTTCGCACAGTAGATAAAATGCTTTCTGGTGGTGATGCATATACTTTTTCGTATGCAGCACAAAATCTAGGTCCTGGTGGAGGTGATCCAAATTACAAAATCATCGCTTTCGACCAGAAAGGCGATTTCAATAGTTTAGATTCGAGTTATAATGGTGCCGACTCAGATCACTGGTATTTCTACGATCCTACCACAGGAAAGGTTGACTCGTCCGAAAAAGGTAAGCGCGACGGACCAGGCGGAACTAATCACACAGGTTCTACGCAACTAACTCAAAAGCTGGCCAGTGGTCGTGGTGGAAGATATAATCTAATCGTAGCTCCAGGTCAAGTGAAAAGTAAATTTCGTGACTCGCGCGACCCTAAGATTGCAGAATATAAACGTTCTTTGCCTGAACATGCTGCTCAATCTTCAGCCGCAGTTCAGTTAGATAATTTGGTAATAAATATTCGTGTTCCTGGAAATACAGAATATAAACCTGGAATAAAAGCAAAAGTCAATATTCCAGCTAATCAAGAAAGTATGGAACTTGATCAACGTTCTGGATCATTTCTAGTAACTTCGGTTAGACACGTAATATATAAAGAAGAAAATGATATGAAATATAATTGTATTTTAGAATGCAAATCAGATTCTAAAAACAAATCTTCATCTGGTAATTCAGGAGTTGCATAATGGCTGAAGAAGGCACAGTAATGGGCCAGGACGGCATGAAATGGTGGATGGGCACTGTGGAAGATCGTGGTTCTGGTCAGTTTTCGGGCGAAAAAGATAATCTAAAGCTCGGGCGAATCAAAGTTAGAATAGACGTACATCATTCACAAGATAAGGGAACTCTTCCAACTAAAGACCTTCCATGGTGTTACGTTTGTACTCCCACAACTTCTGCTTCTATTAGTGGGATAGGAAGTTCTCCTACTGGTATTGCTGAAGGAACTAAGGTTCTTGGATTTTTCATGGACGGTGCTGCAGGGCAGGTTCCTGTTGTGCTTGCTACGATGCCTCATATTCAACAAAAAGGTGGAGCAGGCCAAGGAGCTCCTGGTTCTGGGAGTGCTAAAGAAAATCCACAATCTAGTTCTAGTCGAGATCAAGCTGTGGCTAAAGCAGCAGGAGCAACTTCTGGGCAAACTGTAGCAGTAAGTGGCAGAACAGTGACGGTGGCTTAATATGGCAAGTATTACTGTCACCCCATTAAGAACTACAAACACAGCTCCAATTTTAACTGGTACAGTAGACTTTACTAGAATAGATAATGCCGGTGTTCCACGCGAAACTATTGAAATCGAAATCAATTACAATGTGTATAAATTGTTCGATGGTAGACTAGGTGTTGATGAAAAGGTTACTCCTAATGTATGGAAACTACATTTCGATAGTCCGTTATCCGAAGGGACATATGACGTAGAAGCTAGAGTTGTTGACGTTAACACTCGCTCTACGCTCGCGAAAGATATTACGAATGGCGAACTTATTATTGAACCTGTTCCTATTGAAATTTTAGAACAACAAACAAATATGACTATCTTACAAAAAGTAGCATTAGTGTCTAAGCTTATGGATAGTGTTGGTAAAATGTTTGGCGGTCAAAATGGTGTAGGAGGAAATCCTGCAGTTCATCCATCACTCGATGATGATAGTTCTACTTCTCTTGCTGGTCGTTCAGATCAGGAACGCGGAGAAGACGCTCGAGTGAAAGACAAAGAAAAACGCGCAAAAGCTACAACTGCACCTATTCCTCCTAAGAAACATCCAATGAAATCTACGGATAGCGGCGCAAGTAAACCTGATATCGAAACACCAGATTCTAGCCAAGCTAAAGACGCATTGTCTAAACAACCTAACTCATATAAACTAACTAATCAAGAAATGGCTGCTGTTCAAAAAGCACAAAATGCTAGAATAGACGCGATCTATGGCCCAGGTGTTATCCATACTGATTAAGGATTAAATTTATAATGGCAAAATATCAAGAACAAACTCCAGGTGGTGGCAGCTCAAAGTATTTGGGTAATCATGTTATCACAACTGAAGGTGGACATAAAATCGAAATAGATAATTCCCCTAATGACAGACGCCTACATGTTTATCATGCAAGCGGGACTTATATCGAAATCAAAGATGACGGTGCTCGTATCTCAAAAGTCGTAGCACAAGATCAAGAATTCTTAGAAGCAGGTAAAGATCAGAAGATTACTGGTCAGTTTAATCTTACTGTTGATGGAGATGTGTTCATTCACGTGACAGGCAGTATGAAACAAGAAGTCAAAGGTGATTACGAAATAGTCACACATGGTGATTTCCGTGTTATTTCTTCTGGAAATAATCTACAGGAAACTGGTGGCGATCAGCGTGTTCAAGTAAATGGTAAGACTTCGCATAGAACAGGTGGCGAGCGCGAACATATTACTGGTTCTAATATG